CACAGTACTCGTTTCGTTGTCGGCCCACTCGGCCACCTTCTCACCACTGAGCCGGTCACCGACAGTCAACACAGAATCACTCGCCCTGGTCCCCTGCGAAATATCACAGCCGATGACGTAGTCCCTGTCGGATGGTGGCAGTCCCTCCTCGTCGAGGTTGCACCAGACCTTCAGGAAACCCTCCCCGTCATCCTCGAAGCGTCCCTCGTTACCCGGTTCAACATGCAGAGTGCCCTGGTAAAGCGGCGGGCAACAGAACTCCCGCATCAGTGAGCGGAGCGTATCCGGGTCGAAGTAGGGGTAATCGCTTCCCTGGTAATCGATATCCAACTGAGTGGCGATCTCCACGGCGTGTGCCCGGCGGGTACACTCCCGGTCGTACCACGGACTCCGCTGCTTCCCCTCCTCGTTCTCGTAGATGCCAGCCGACTTCTCCGGGTGCTCACTCCAGTGAAAACGCAGTCTCGGCGTGCCCGCCTGTCTTTGAGCATAGAACGCATTGCCAGTGCCAGCAGGCGTGGAATTGAAGATGCGGGTGTTGGTGTTATCCGCCGTGGCACTCAACACGTCCCAGCCACCCTGCTCAAACGCAGCGAACTCGTCGACCAGCATCGCCGTTCGCCTGCCGCCACGACCGATGTTGTCGGTGGTACTCTCGCCCTCCATCTTCGAGCCGTTCTCGAGATTGAGCAACTTCAACTTGTTCCGACGCAACGTGGGACGCATCCACTCGGGGAGTCCCTTGAGAATGAAATCCACATGCGAGAACAGCGAGTCGCTGGAGCCATCCACCAGTGCCTCCTTGCGAGACACCATCAGGTAACTCTCCATGGGTCGGAACAGCCAACGCCAAGTGAATAGCGTCAGGCAAATCCAACTTGCACCCATGTCCCGGCTCTTCTCGATCAGGACATCGGTGTGGCCGATAGACTCGTTGAGTGCAAGGAACGCCTCGTCCTGGTACTCCCATGTCACAAAGGGGATCTTGGGAGTCATCCCATCGGAGATCTTCCGTGGGTCATACGTCCAGCCGAAGACGTTGATCCAGTAGAGAATGTCCCTACTGCATGCTATCCACAACTCACGCTGAAGGCCCCGGTCAGAACCCGCTCTCGTCAGCACCTCCTGCCGATACCGCAAGTTCTGCTTCAGATTCTTCGGAACCTTGCTGTACAACGGCAGACTGGATGGATTCGAGCATGTCTGCGATTTCAGTAGTGGCGCGACGGGCATCCTCTCGGAATCCTTCCATCACCAAATCTCTATCCTCGGACTTGGAGGCCATCTCCAGCCACCGGGAATAAAACGTCCGTGGATCATTCCTCGCAAACTCCAGCAGACCCCAGGCTCCGGAACTCGGAGCCTCCTCCGGCTTTACGTCGCCAACAGCCACATTCTCGTAAACCCACTGGAATTCTGCCCGAAGGCTAGCAGATTTTCCCTTGAATTGCTCCTTTTTCGGCTTCTCCTTCTTCTTGGGTGGGCCGGTTTCAACCGGCTTATCAGGCGGATCAGCCGCCGTACCACCGAAACCAAACTCCTTCGCTGCGGCATTCCATGCCCTTTTCTTGGACATACCCTCCGCTTCGCACTCGGCACGACGGTACTTGAAGTTCTCCATCAAGCCCTCGTTGCGAAGGTGAGTCCAGAACTCATCCTTGGTCATCATCAGACGGTCTCCTGTTCCATGCACCAACCGCTCTCGTCTGATCGGTGTACCACACGGTGTGACAACGGGTGCGACGGTCCAGGCACACCAACTGGTAATGCATCACTGGGCCACCACCATCCACCCTCTCAGACTCCTGCTCACGCATCTCCGGCTGCTTCCCACAAAACGGACACGGCAGCAATTCCCACTCACTCGTCATCATCAGCCTCCTCTTCACATCTGTCATCACACTGCGAACATACAAATCCGCTTCCGTGCCGGTCGACACAAGGACGCTCGTTATCAGCCATCATCACTCCCCTCCTCACGCTTCACGGGTCCACCACTCATCCATACGCCATCGGAAAAGACATTCGACGCCCTGTACGCTCGCATCTCACCCTGGTCCCACTGGAAATCCAGTGCATTTCGGAACTTGATGACAAACGAGTCCATGTCCTCGGGTTCGGTGAACATGGAGCGAACGACTGGGTAGAGAATGTACGCAAGAGCCTCGTGAAAAGTGTCTTCACCTTCCTCAAACAGAAGTTCCTCCGTGCGACTCCTTGCCCCTTCCTCGCATGTCATTTCAATCGAAACCTTTACGCGAGATCCCATCACTTAGCCTCCTCTCGCGCAAGGAACGCTTCCTTGACTCCGTCAACAATCGACATCTGGACGGATTCTCCGAAGCCAATTTGGTTGAGAAATGCCTCCCTGCACCCCACCTCAATTGCCTTGATCACGAGGTCTCTGAAATCAGAGTCTTCCTGAAGTGCATTCGTCACACCACTCTGGATGGCCTCAATAACGCTAGTACCGTCTGTCATCACTTCCCCTCCTCCATGTCATCACAAGCTACTTCCCAGGCCTCAATCGCCATCTGCGTCGTATCCCCCAGTGCCGTGATCAGACACTTGTCACACGTCACCGCACCAAGGAAATGACCCGTCTGAGGCTCATGGACACACTCCATGATCTGGGGCATTTTGCCGCACTGCGGACAATTCCTCGGCTTCCCTGCCATCATTCACTCCATAGGTCCATTCTTCATTTTTAGAGTCTCGCGTCTCTTGGGAAGTCCAACCGCTATGTTCCTTGCACCCTTGCACGAATTCGAGCAGAAAACAGGGAATTCACGACTAGCCCTGCGTTCCTGATACTCCGTGCCAAGAAACTCCAAACCGCAATGATTGCAAGACAGATCGAATCTGCGGCCACGGTAATACGCAGTCCGACAGTCATCGTTGCAATACAAGCGAACTCCGCTAAGAGGGTGATGCTTGAATTCCTTCTGGCACTGACGGCACAAAGAAGTGCTGGCAGTGGACTCATCGTGTTCAGCGACACGAAGAGCCTGAGCCTTTCTGGAATGCTCCTTTGCCTCAAGGCTTGGTGTCTTTCCCGAGTGACCATTGTTCTCAAAAAAAGCAGCAGGAACGCCATGCTTGGCAATTGTCTTCTTGGCACGCTCGGAGAACATCTTGAACAGGCGAGGAGTGACCATTCCGGTTGAATCATTGAATCCGACCATCTTCTTGAACTCACCAGCCGTGATCCCATGAGCAAAATTCACATGACTGCCAAGGTTCTCGCCAATCCAGTCGCAACCCTCAACAAGACAAGGCAATTCGTCTTTGGTGAGGAACTCGTCGTAGCACTGGGGCAAGGCAATCCCCTGCGGATCGGCAATCCAGCGATCAAACCGCTTCGCCATGTATGCTCGGTAGCACACCCGAGAGCAGTATTTCTTCGACTTGTACTGGGAGGGTCTCACGTAGAACTTCTCGTCGCACTCCAAACAACGCTTTGAAGGACGCTCGCCAGGCTTGAGACCGGCCTTGATCCTGGCCCTGGCCGCCGCCTTCTCGTTGCCAAGTCGAATTGTCTCCTTCATCAACGGAGACTTGGCGTAGCAGGCCATTGAACAGAACTTCTTCTTCTTGTCGTAGGACCGAAACAACACGTCGCACTCAAGGCAACGGCCCCGAACCGGGCCACGCTTCCCAACAACATCACTTTTCATCACTAGGCTCCCCAGTCCAGATATCCAAACCCTGCTCCCATCGCTCTCGCATCAACTCAACCCTCGCCTTCACCCAGTCCATACCATCACGGACATTCGTCTCACCACCAAATTCAACACCGTCATTCCGGTGGTCACGCAACGGCCCCTTCCAGTCCAAACTCTGCAACCCACCAAGAACATCGTGATCCATGACATGCTCCCTTCCATGGAACCAACACACTACACCAACAATCACACACCTCAACCCACATCAGCCATCCATCTCAAAGAATTGTCACATTTACAAGGATTCGACCAAACGTGTCACAAAAGCCTATCCACCGCTCCCATGGCTTCTGTTGTCCTCCGTCTGCCTCTGTGTCATTTGCCAGGGATTGCGAAATAAGCGGATAAAGCGAATAAAGATTCGTTTCGCGCAAGCTCCAACCCCTAAGAGAGGAAAACGAATTAGCAATACGGAGATGGGGATATTCCGGATGGGAATGGCACGAGTGGGGGTTATCTAGGGACTCCAGTAGAGCGGGGGGTGGGGTCGCGGGTCGAATCCCCCCCCGAACCGGGAACGCATCAATCCTGGTTGATATAAGCTCACGTTATGCCTGGACCGCCTGCCAATAGCCTGGCTTATTTCAACGCATCAACTGGCTTTTATGCGTTGCAATTCGTCAGCCGAGAGCGGAATCGATACCATAAGGCACGGTGATTGCACGCGGGGGAGCCATTAGCAGTCGTGATGCCTGGTCAATTCACTTATCCCGCCGCCAC